CCTTCGCAAGGAGTCGACCATCAAGGTTGATCGTCGTGGTGGTTTGCACCGAGGTTGAGTTGTACTTCGCCGTCATCGGGTCAACGTATCCGCCCTCAAAGGCGTGCACGGGCGGAAGGTTTTTCAGGTATGGAAAGAGTTTGTCGAAGACGGTATCGGGCGGAGGTGCTGGTTGCGTGGAGTACTTGTCTGACATTGGGTCGCGATAGCCGCTTGCAAACGGGTGCTCAATTTTTGCCTTTGTTGCAAGTGTGTCAATGAGAGTCGTCGTAGCGTCGCTCATTTTCAACAAGTCTTGTGTCTTAGTGACTAATAGACCCACTCCCGCCACTGCGGCAGTCACTGGAAGAGCGATAGCCCCGATGGTGGCGAGTAGCCCACCGCCAGCCACTGCGCCCCCAGCGACCGCTGCCTCGCCGCCAACCACTGCGCCACCCGCGACCGCCGCCTCGCCTCCGACCGCTGCTGCTCCAGCGGCACCAATTGCAGCAGGCGCGCCGATTCCGAGCGCGGTCTTGATGGCTCCGATGATGCCGCCACCGCCACCGCTTGCCGCCGCAGCCGTCGCAGTTGCCGCAGCGGTCTCGCCGGCAACAAGTAAGGCAAACTTCTGGACGATCTTTTTGATCGCCATGTCTGCGAACCCCTCGGTCAAACCTTTGATAATCGTCGCAGCAAAGTAGGCCTGAATTGGGTCAACGCCCGAGGCGACAAAGTTGGCAGCGATCGCGCCGCGAATACCTCCAAGCGCAGTGCCGAGTCCTGTCAGGGCAACGCGAATGTCTCCGCCCGGCCCGAGGATGTCGTTGGCGGATTTGCCCATGCCGACGAACTTGTCAATCAGCCCTTGGATATAGTCTTTGATTTTCGGCACGGCGGTCTCAATGCCCTTCAAGATTCCCGGCAGCTTGTCCAGGATCTTGGTGGCAATTGAGTCGGCGAACGCTTGGATCTTTGGCAGGTTCTTGGTGATGTCGGCGATCAGTTTGTCGAGGATCGGCTTGAGACCGTTAAAGACCTTCGTGACGGCGGGAAGGAGCGCCTTGCCGATGCTCTCCTTGAGTTCGCTGACCTTGTCCTGGACAACCGAGAAGGAGCCCGCAAACGTCTCTGCGTACGCCTTGGACGATCCCGCAAACTTCTTCTGGATTAGGATGGCAGCCGCGATGCCCTTGGTGCCCTTGGGGATCTCGATGCCGAGCTTCTTGGCGGCGACCAGGTTGCCCGCGTACGCCTTGCCCACAAGGGTTGTCGCCGCTTCTAGGCTGATGTGCTTGGCGCGCGATAGTTCCATCGCGGCGGCGTTGATCTTTTGCGCGTCCGCCATTTTGTTGGTGAACTGCGTCGCCGTCGCAATAGACGCGCGCGTCTCGTCATCGCTGAAGGCAAGGTCTTGCCCAGCGGCGATCATGGCGTCAACGGTCTTCAGGTTGGCGTCGGTTGCCAGCTTGCGCGCCTTGAGGACGGCGATCAGCGAAGCGCTTGACGCCTCATCCTCGGCTGCAGCCTTGACCGCGCTCACGCCAAAGGCAATGACTCCAGCGGTGGCAAGGCCGACCCCTGCGCCGATCTTCTTGAAGTCCGAGGCGAATGTGCTTGCGGTGGAGCCGACCGCCTTGAACGACTTGCCAAGGAGACCCGCCTCCACACGGATCTTGCGCATCGGGCGAGAGACGGCATCCTTGCCGACAATGCCAACGTTGATCTGTCGATCGTTAGATGCCACGGTCAGCCTCCCTGCTGCTTTGATCGGATGTTGAGGATGCGCTGCTGAAAGGCGTCATCGACAAGGAATTTGTTGGTGATCTTTGCGGTGTTCGTCAGCAGCTTTGGTGAAGCGGCCTCAACTGCGGAGGGGATGAACGGATGACCAATGAAGCCTGGGTGCTCCACGCGATTGACCACCTTGGAGCCAAAGTGCAAGAACCGGGCGCGTCGCGTCTCAATCGTGTGCGGACGGGCGCCCTTGGTGTAGATCCAGGCGTACCAGGCGCCCTTGCGATCGGATCGCCGCTTGCCGAGGCTGATCCCGACGACGGCGGCGGGCGTCATGAACCGAGAGGCCTTCGCGCGAATGGCGCCCCGCAGCCTGCCCGTGCCGAACTTCTGGCTCGGCACCTTGCCGCGCACGTCGGGAACAATGGACTTGGCGCCGCTGGTCAGGGCGGATTGCAACACGGTGGCGAACACCTTGGTGTCGTACCGGCGCGTGATCTCATCCTCAAACGTCCGCAACGCTTCGTAGGTCTCGTTGGTGAACTTGACCTGGAAGTCGGACTCAATTCGACCCGAGGCGTTGGAGTTCCCTGGCATCATCGCTCCTTGGGGGTCATGGCTTGTTCGAGCTGCCAGGCTCGAAGGAGTGCGGCGCCGTCCTCGTTCTCCAGGATTTCGTGCGGGAGTTTGTGGAAGGTCTTGGCGAGTAGGTGCGCGATCGTCTCAAGGCTTGGAGATACGGAGTGACCGAGAGAGATCCTCGTCGCCTCTCGCCTTAGCGCGGGGGGAGCGCTGCCATTGCCTCCGTCCAGAGAAGGATTGCCTTTGAGACGGCGTCGTAGTCGCACACCGTTGCGGCTGATTCGGCTACGCCACCCTCATCATCGGGGAAGTTGTGCTCGACGCAAACGGCGTCCCACGCCGAAGCGATGCGGTCAAAGTCTCCCGACTGCAAGTCTTGCAAGCGCTTGAGCGGAAAGGTGACCCGAAGGGTTGCCGTCCAGCCCACCCATGGTTCCGGGAGGGTAATGCTCACCGTTCGCGGTTCTGGTCGCTTCGCTGCTGTTGCCATGTGCTGCCTCCTACTACTGCTGGGATGAAGTAAACGCCCCCCAAGCCCAAAGGCTCAGGGGGCGCAGCGCCCCCAATCACGGGAGCGCGTCGACTATGGAAGGACCGAGAGCGTGTCGCTGATGACGCGGATGCGCCCAGCGGATGCTGCGGTCGTGTCGTAGACCATAATCCCGGTTGCCGTGATGTTCGTCACGCCGTCCTTGTCCGAAGCCAGGGGCTGGACGTCGGTGAAGATCAGGCAGGCCAAGAAGTCCACGATGCGTGAACCGTCGTTCCAGTTGAAGCGCCAGTACGTCGGCGTTGCCGCGTTGAACGCGTCATAGATCTGCGCGATGGCATCGGTGCCGCCGCTGACCGTCAAGCTCACCGAGCCGTTCAAGGCGTTGGCAAGGCTTGAGTGACCCGTGAACGAGACCGTGCCCGCAAGATATGCGAGTGGCTTGTTCGGGGTCTCAAGGTCAAGGCCCCAGTCCTCGACATACGAGAACGCGGAGCCGCCGGAGATCGCAGCCGTTGAGGCGGCGGTTGTCACGTCAGCCTGAAAGTTTGCGGCGCTCGTGTAGTAGTACGCCTTCCAGAGGCGTCCCGCCATGTTCACGACGTCGGTCGGGAGCGTGTCGGCAAGGACCGTGGTGTTCTTCGCAAGGGTTTGACCGAAGGCGTCAACTGACGCGGTGGTCAGGCCGTCGGCGACCTTGATTGAGATTTTGGTCGGCAGGACGTAGTTGAGCAGGTACTGCTCAACGCCTGGGTTGCCGTTGCCGCCCGTGGCGACCAACGAGAAGCTCTTTGGCGCGACGTTGCCTGCAAGGAATGCGGTGCCGAAGGTGAAGTCCCAGACACTCGCCGTGCCCGCGATGCCGAGCGCCGCGGTGCCCGCGGTGCCGACTGATACTGGGCTGACGTTTTCAACGCCCGACATGTAGATGGCAAGCTCGTTGACCGAGAGTGCCGGAGAGCTCAGCGAGATCGTTGGCATCTTTGCCGTGATCGTCGCGCGCGAGCCGATGCCGCGGACGAGAAGTCCGACGCTGCGGTCGCTCTGGTCGTCCACCGTGACGCCCGTGGTGATATACCCGGTCGGGTTGATGTTGAGGCGGCGCCCGCCCGAGGTGAAGCTTGGGCTCGTGCCGAAGGTGCTCTCAGACTTGAGGACGGCCTTCGACAGGAGAACCGAGCCGCTGTTGATTGCAGCCATGTGTGAACTCCTTCTCCGCGGGATTCCGCGGAACTATTGGGAACTCCTGCCGTACCTCTGAGAAGGCTTGGCGCTAGTACTACGCGGAGAAGTCGAAGGGCTCGCCCTTCGTGCACTCCACCGTGACGTCGACGACGACATACTCGTTCGCGCCGTACTCGTCATGTGCGATCTGCGTCCCAGTGACGCTTGCCTGATCCACCAGCCCACCGAGGGTCGTTTCTCCCGCGAAGATGTCGCGGAGCGCGGTGCGGTAGGCGTGGAGGGCAGGGAATCGGCGGGCATAGTCGGTCGGCGAGCCGAGGTAGAGCCGAACGGTGAACGTCCCCACGACGATGCGCGACGAGGTGCTGTAGCTGATCGAGTCCGAACCGGGGAGCACGATCGCGTACGGCAGCGCCTGCAAGTTGTCGGGAGGCGAAGAGGTGGCGCCGCGAATGGCGGCGACGGAGGCGGGAACCGTGACCGTGGCGACGAGAGTCGCGATGGCGTCGGCGATGCTGGCGTCGTTGTAGCTCACTCTGGGGCCTCCTCTGGCATGCGCTCGTTCTTGCCAATGATCTCGCCAGTATCTGCGTCTCGGACGATCTCGGTGAGCATGCCAGTCTGCTCGTCTAGGTAGGCTGGTTCAGTGATGACTGCCATCAGGTCAACTCAGCGTGGTCAGCGCGCGTAGCGTGGGCTGTTCCAGTGACTGACGTTGCGAGCGTTGTTTGGCTGGCAACCGTGTAGACCTGCACCCCAGTTGCGGCGTTTGCTGCAGTATCAGCACGAGCCGTAGCGGCTAGTGTGGTTGCCATTGTCGTTCCGACTTGAAGCACACCAATAAAGTACTCGGTAGCGGAACTCATGCTGTATGAACTTGTCAACGCGCGCGTGTATTTAGTATTGGCGGTGTTGAAGATGGTGGTATCACTGGCAGTCAATGCCCTGCGAGTAAACGTCGTGCCAGAACGCGTGTAGATGCCAAACGCGCAATACGTCAATCCAGATGAAGCCGTTGCGCCTGATGTGATTGAGATGTTGTTAGCGGTAAAAGCGTCAAGGACGTACAAGCGAGTCAAGATCAACTGTTGACTGGTATTTGTGTTGGTGGCCGTCAATACTTCACGCGAATGCGTTGCAAAGGTTGCTGTCGCTCCGTAGAGCCAACGCTGAAGGTTAGTGCGTAAGGTTGAAACGTTCGTTTGACCAGTGACGCCAGCGTCATAGGCTGTTTTTACCGCAGTTGCCGTAGCCGCAATCGTGCTATCCGTTGTCGATGTTGAGTCCGTCAACTGCACCACGCCTGCGGCTGAGGTTGATGCAGCGGTGACGCTAATGGCTGGAGTCGTGCCGCCAGACGATACGATTGGTGCAGTACCGGTGACGCTCGTCACGCCTCCACTTGCAGATGCGGCCCACTTGACGCCATTGCCAGTTGCCGAGTCTGCGGTGAGGACGTAGCCATCGGTTCCAAGTGCAAGTCGAGCAACGGCGGCGTTGGCTGAGGCGACGATAAGATCGCCTTTGGTGGTGACGGTGGACTTAGGGACGGCAGCGTCGGCGGTCGTCTGGGCACTTGCTGCATTGGTGACGCCAGTGCTGCCGCGATCATAGGCAGCCTTAGCGGCGGTGGCAGTAGCGGCAACGGTGCTGCTTGTCGTGCTAGTGGAATCGGTGAGCTGCACCGCACCTGCGGCAGAAGTTGATGCTGCCGTGATGCTGATGGCTGGCGTTGCGCCGCCAGATGAGACGATTGGCGCGGTGCCAGTGACACTCGTGACCGTGCCTGTGGTTGGCGTAGTCCACTGCGTGTTGTAGTCAGTGCCGTCAATCTTTGACAGAACCTGCCCAGTTGTGCCGCCGACTGCTACGCCCTGACCGTTAGTGCCGTTGGTACCGTTGGTACCATTCGTACCATTCGTACCGTTGGTACCATTCGTACCGTTGCTGCCTTGAGGGATTGTAAAGTTCAACACAGCCGCACTTGATGTTCCACTGTTGGTGACGGTTGCTGAGGTTCCAGCAGCGCCTGTAGTGGTGGTACCAACAGCCACTGTAGCGGCTGATCCGTCGGTGCCGTTGCTCCCAGCGGTTCCTTGAGGGATGGTGAAGTTGAACACCGCTGCGCTTGACGTGCCGACGTTTGTGACTGTTGCAGAAGTGCCTGCCGCACCTGTAGTCGTGGTACCGGCAGCGATGGTGGCAGCGGTCCCATTTGTACCATTGGTACCGTTTGTCCCAGCCGAGCCCTGCGGAATGGTGAAGTTTAGGACAGCAGACGTTGAAGTTCCTGAGTTGCTAACGGATGCGGAGGTACCAGCAGCACCTGTCGTGGTTGAGCCTACAGCGACGCTGACGACGGTTGCGCCAGTTGCGCCTTGCGGGCCAGAGGAGGCCAGCGAGACCGACTGCGTGATCGGCGTGACGACCACCGTTCCCTTGGCGTCAACGATGGTGACCGTCTGCGTGGTCTTGACCACCGTCACGCTCATCGAGTGACCTCTGGCGAAACGGTTGCCGTACCCTCCAAGAGTCGGGTGACAACGCCGCCGCCGCTGACAAGCTCAAGATCGTAGACGCCGATCCACGGCGCGGTCAGCGCTGCGGTATCGGTTGCCGAAACCGTGATCGTGATGGTGCCAGCCGTGCCGCCCAAGGCGATCCCGCTGGAACTGGTTAGGCTGAGGATGCTCGCGGTTGCGGAATACGAGGTGCGCACCTGAAGGCGGGCGGTGTACCCGGTCAGGTTGACGGCTGCGCCCGTGGAGTCGTTCCACGTTGCGACCAGCGACAAGGTTGCGCCCTGCTGAATCTCCAAGGTGTAGAGGTTGCTGCTGACCATGAGGTCCTCCTTGTTAGGGTTGAACGCGGGCAAGAGCGTCGGGATCGCCCGCGTCTTGCCAGTCGTTGATCTGGGTGTGGTCGACGTAGTGCTCGCGGCTGTAGTGCCGCAAGAGATCGGCGAAGGAGACCTCAACGGCCAAGCCCTCAACGAGCAGTGCGAGTGAGCGAGTCAGGCAGTCGTTGCACGAGAAGTGATAGACGCCGACGCACACGTTGACGCGCGGCACGCCTCGCATCCAGTCACCGTCCCAGTAGTCCCACACGCGCCCTGGTGGCGTCGCCACGCCGACCCAGTCGCCTGGATCGTCGGGGATGGTGCGCAGCAGCGTGTCGGCAAAGAGCACGAGCAGGCCGTCGGGTTCGTTGATGCGTTCAAGGTACGAGTGCAGCGCGCCCCCTGGGCCGTCAAAGCGATCATGGGTCACGACGAGGTGCACCCACGGCATCGCATCGCGCACGACTTGCGCGTCTTCCGGGCGGACGACAACGTTCACCTCGTAGTCGGCAAGTGCCTTGCGGTGCCACTCGTGCACGGGATGTCCGCCCGCCTCAACGAGAAGTTTGTTCGTGCCACCGAGTCGCGAGCTGCGACCGGCGGCAAGGATTACCGCCCGAGGTCGGTCCTGCTCTCGTGCCACTTGCCCTCCTCGAGGTCGTAGATCCACGTCGGCTCGTTGCAGCGCGCGAAGCGCGCACCCGCGTCCAGGCACTTGATCCAGAAGTTCCAGTCATACCCGGCGCCTGCATCCCAGCCGCCAACCTCGCGGATCAGTTCGGTGCGGACGAGGGCGATGTGACTGACGATGGAGGAGTCGCGGAGACGACCAGCGTTAAAGGGTTCAAGGTAGCCCTGCCACGGATTCGGTCCAATAGTCGTGGGTGGCGAATAGACGACGTCCGCATCGGTGGTCAAGGGCCAGAGCTTCTCAAAGTGCTCGGGCATGAGCGCGTCGTCGTCGCAGAGGATTTGCGTCCACTCGGTCTCAACCGCTTTCATGAGCGCATTGAGCGGGCGATGACCGCCCTCCTTGCGATGGTCCACGAGCACGAGGTGGTCGGCGGGTCGCAGGGTTTGCGCGTGCACCGAGGTGATCGCGCGGCTGCGTTCCGCGATACGCGCGGGCAGGCTCGGAGTGATGACCGTGATCGGCAGGCTCACTTGCCAGCCTTGCGGTCTTTCTTCGCCCAACCGTCGCCCGAGAACTGAATCGCAGGTGGCGAGAACTTGCGGACCATCGGCACGTCGCAGGATTCACAGGTGAGCGTGATCGTTTCGTCTTTTAAGGAGAGGATGATCAGCTCGTCAAGCGCCTTACACGAGGGACACTGGAACTCAAAAGTGGGCACTATCTGCCGCCCGAGCGCTTCATGGCTCGCCGCTGAGCCCTATTTGCGGGCTCCTGCGGGGCGTTTAGCGCCAGAGTGGCGCCAGTACCCAGTTCTGCGCTGAGACGGGCTAGAATCGGCTCCCAGTACTTCTTGAAGACAACGCGGGTGTCGTAGCCGGCGGCAAAGGCGACCGCGTCTTTGCTCATCTGATTTCGGCGATCGGGGTCTGCCTTGACGGCATAGGACTGCTCAAGGGCCTCAATAATCAGGTCCACGTTCGGCACCTTCCACCACGCACCCTGCGCCTCGTCCCACTCGGGTTGACCGTCAACACGCCAGCCGACCCCACAAAGTTCACTCTGCGCAGTCCAGTCCGTGACGATGACTCCCGGCACTCCACAAGCCAAAGCCTCGGGAACGACGATGCCGAAGCCCTCTCCACGGCTCGTGGATAAAACCGTGTCGGACGCGCTATACATCTGCGCAAGGACGGTGGTCGGCAGTCCCATCTTGTAGGGCAGTTGCGGGACGATCTTGATGCGATCGGTTGGCGCGCTGATCGCCTCCAAGAAGCGCTCGATGCGCACGCCGTTGGCGATGCCGGTGGATTCGGTGTGGATGTACAGGTAGGCGTCCTCGTGCTTCTCGGCGAAGGTGCGCCACGCGAGGAGCATCTCGGGCCAGCACTTGCGGATTGGCACGTTGCCCTTGTTAGCCGCGTTGATCATCGTGAGGTGCGCGTCGGCGGGGATGCCGAGCTGCTCACGGATCGTGGACGGCGTGGGCTTGAAGATGTTGGTGTCAATGCTATGCGGCGCGTAGACCACGCGGTCGCGTTCCAGTCCAGCGTCGAGGAGCGCCTGCTCGCCGAAGCGGCTCATCGCGATCGCAATGCGCTTCCCCTTGCCCTTACGGAAAAACTCCAGCACCGGGGGCGGTGTCGGCTGATGGTCGACGGGCGTCCATGCGGCGATGTTCAGCGCGTCCCAACCGTCGCCCTTCATCGTCCAGGAGTCGTAGAGCGAGATCGTCCACCCGAGGGTGTTGTCTTCGGTCCACTGTTTCGCCTGGTACGGCGAGAGGTCGTTGCTATACGCGTCGAGCCCGTGCGGGTAGACGGGCACGCCTTGCCACTCGCTGATCGTGCCAGCGAGTCCATAGTTGGCAAGCACCGCAGGATCGTGTCCGGCTGCTTTGAGCAGCGGCACAACCTCGGCGGTCTGCTGACCGTAGCCGGTTGGCGCCCACGGGGCGTTTGAGAACCAAGCGATGCGCATAGGGGCCTCCTCCTTGCGGTATCTGTTATTGGTCTTCGTGCTCTTTCCAGCGCTTGACCGCTGCGTACATTGCATCGCCGCCCCAAAGGAGCCAGGCGATGTATCCCGCGGACGGGTAACCTGCGCCGCCCTGGTGGAAGCCAGGTGCGCGCTTGTCGACCTCGTGACGGCGGAAGTATGAGAAGACTCGCCGCGCGATCTCGGGTGAGACCTGCGAGCTGCGAATCAGTTGGCGGGCGCGATTCGCGCCGACGCTCGTGCCACCGCGATTGAACTCCGCGCGGAGTTTCAAGCCGCGACGTGCCGCCTGTCGCGCACCGTCAGGGACGGGGCACGGACGCACGGCGGTGACGCGATCGCCGTTCGCCTTGTAGACGACAACGAGGCCGTCAACGCGAACGGCGCGAGTCACGCTAGTACTTGAAGGGACGCTTGAGCTTGTAGCGGCTCAGCGTGTCGCGGTCGCGGATTGAGAGCGTGCGGCTGATGACGGGAGAGCCCGTCTCGGTGACGCCGATCTGGTCGGTCTGACCAGCCTGGCGTGCGGTCCACGCGCGCACCGCCATCACCTGTGAGATCTCCTGCACGTCGTCAGGGATCGCCGCGAAGCCCCAGGTGCCCGTGATGCGGACCGTGCCGTAGCCGTTGTAGAAGAGCGGCGAGTAGTTATTCGCCGAGGGAACGTTGGTCATGACGATCTCGGTGTAGGGGAAGGCGGGGTCCTTCTCTTGCGCCGTTGGGCGCAAGAAGTAGTCGGTCGAAGGAACCGTCGCGAACGAGCCGCCGGTGTAGGTGGCGGTCTCCAGCAGCGAGACGGTGAGGACACCGCGCGGGAGGACGAGGACGCGGTTGTCAATGGCGTCAAAGCCGTCAAAGGTATAGGTCGCCGTGCCGATCGGAGCGAGCACGCGACCCGTGTAGCTCTCGATGTACTGGTTGACCTGATCGCAGATAGACCCGATGACGGAGTCGTCGGTCGTATCCGCGGAGGGAATCCCGAGGCGGGTCTTGACCGCAGCGGTTGTCGCGTAGGCGCCGGATGCAGTTGCCATAGGACCTCGCAGGATTGAGGGGGTGGTGGGGTTGGTGCGCCCCCCGAGTCGTAAGACCCGAGGGGCGCGTGCCTAACTCTTAGGCGGGAAGGTCTTAGGCGCGGACGCCCTTGATCACTTCGAGTGCGGTTGGCTGAGTCACTGCAACAGCCGAACGACCGATGGCGCGCCAGGCGCTCTGGTCATTCGCGAAGCCGACCTGGTCACTGAACGCGAGTTCAATGCCCTGGCGCTCCAGGATGATGACCTTGCTGGCATCGCCCACGTAGACGTTGGAGCAGTCCGTGGACGTTCCAACCGTGTTTGCGATTCCGATCTGGCTCGTGAGGTAGACCGGTACGCCGAGGAGCATCGCCTTCGGGCCGTTCGACCCTGGGAGCTGCCCGCCGAAGTACATCGGGGTGTTCACGCCCTGGAACGACGAGACAATGTAGTTGCCCGTCGTGTCCTTGATCTTGGTCAGCGTGTTGAGCGTGCGTGGGTGCATGATGAAGAATCCTGAACCCTGCTGTGGCTCAACGTTCACGGCGCGAAGATTGTAAATCGCGTCAAGAATGTTGTCGAGCACAATGGTGCCGCCGTTC